GTATGTGTTATATTTGAGGTATCAACAAAAAACAACACAAAAAGGAGTAATTAAATGTTTGAAGTTAAGGCTTATGTAACTGAGATTGTACCGAATCATGTATATTCGGTTAATATTGACGGTTTTGAGAAAATTGTTACTGCTTGTAAGGAGATTGATAATGGCGTGATTACGTTTAAATCAGCTCTTACTAGGGTTCTTGAATATAATTATGATGATTGTGGTTTTGACTTCGTGTGTTGTGGTGTTAAAAATGGTGTTGGTTGCTATGTTGTTTCAATTGATGATTTTGTGTGGTGACTGACATATAAATAACCCCGATGGGTAAACCCTATCGGGGTTATTTTTTTAGAAGTCCATGATATTGAACGTGAAGTAGGCGTTTAGCATTTTGTTGGGGCCGCCTGCTGCGCTACCGGGGAATATGTCTACGACGCTGAGTTTGTGACCGTCGAACTTGACTCGAACTGGGGTCGCGTCATCGAACCATGCTAGCATGATTTTCCATATTCCAATGGTGCTTGCGCCGTTGATTTGGTAGATTGCATCAGTTGTCCATTTGAGAAGGTGCGCTCGCATATTAATCGTTACGGTGGTGCCGTTGATGTACACGTTGCACTCGGATACGTTGGTGTCGGTCATGCCGGGGTCTTTGTTGATGCTTTCCCAGCGTTCCACTCGGGGCTGTGCTTTGAGGTGATATTTTAGGATATTGGCTATATAGTGGGCGTATCGTGCCGCGCCGTTGGTGTTTGGGTGAATATCGGTCATTTCGTTGTCGCGGTATAGACCCCATGAGGGTGCGTCCTGTACAGTCCATGTGTCGGTATAGTTTCCGGCGTTTAGCATGATGCTGTAGTTGTGGCTTTTGCCGGTGGGATATGTGCTGTCCCATAGCATGGGGATGAAGCAAATTTCACTGTCGGGGAACAGTTGTTTTGCTTTTGTGAGAGTGTCGGCAACTTCGTTGTAGGTAAGGGTGTCGGGGTCGTTGCGGCCGCCGCCGATTACCACGTATTTTACGCGGGTTTTGTCGGTGGTTTGTGCGGCGGCTTTGTTTAATTGTTTGCTAAAGGTGTTGTCTCCTGTGGTGTCGCCGTTGTGAAAACCGGTGCCCCCGACTGCGAAATTGTGGCATGTCAAGCCGAGCAGTCGGCTAGCGACTGCTATCATGCTGTCAGTTGCGGGGGTGGTGGTGCGAAGCCCCTCGAAATAGCTGTCACCTATTGCGATTAGCGTATCTTGTACGGTTGGTATTGGTAAGTAACGATTGTCGCTTTCGTTTTTTGTATAGGTGTCGTTTATACGGTTTTTTAGTTTGGTTGCGTTTTCTACGGTGTTTGCGCCTAATGCGTTTAGGTTGTTAGCCGCGTTGTTCGCCGTTTCGGTTGTGGCGACAAGGTTTGTTGCGGTTGTGTCTATTTTGTTTTTGAGCTGTGTCGCGGTTTTGGTGTCTGTTACGCCTAATGCCGTGAGATTTTTGGTGTTGTTTTGTGCTGTTTCTAACGCTTGCGTGGCTTTACCGCCCGCAGTGTTTGCGTTAGTGTTGATTTTGTACATGTTATCATCGATAATATCCATTGACGCATTGTATTGGTCATTGAGGTTTGCCGCGTCACCGGTTTGATATTTTTCTAGATTGAAGTTGGTTGTGTAGCTAGTCATGTTAGTTGGCCTCCCTGAAGTTCGTTGGGTGGTTTATTTCCTCCTGAACTTTTAGTTGATGTATTACGCGGTCTAGGATACGCATTGCGGCGTTGTATCCATCACGTAGGTCGGCTAAGTCGCCTGTTTCGTACAGTGGTAGATGGTAGAACGGTGTTTCTGTTGCCATGATGGTATGCCCTTACTTGGTCGGCGGAATTGGATAGCCCTCTGCGGTCTTTTTGAGTTTGCTGAGGTCGGTAACGGTGAAAGTTTCCGTTCCTGTGCGGTTTAATATGTGGTTGAGAGCGGTTCCAAGTGTTTGCGCGTTAGACCCGGTCAGACCTAACGCCTTTATGAATGCGGCTAGGCCCTCCGGTAGCACGTTATTGTTTAGTGCTAAGTCCGCTTTATCGCTGACGCCTTTTATGGCGACATCGATTTTATCCATTGACGCATTGTACTGGTCAAGTAGATTTGCGGAATTTCCCGCCTCATATTTTTCCAGTGCATAATTCGTGGTGTTAACCATGATACTCCTCTTTCATGAAAGTGGCGGGTATTTATCGCCGGTGGTTGGGTTAGTGACACGTGGTGTGGTGTCGTTGAATATGGTGAGATTGCCGATTGCCGGTGTTTCGTCGGTACGGTGCTCGGATAGTTTGCCGGTGTTGATATCGGCTATTTGAGTGACGCGCGCGCCGTACACCGCTAGTTCGCGGTACAAATCGCGTAGCGCTGTTTTACTATCAGTGTACTCGCCTTTTGTGACGTTCCAAACCAGTTGTGTATCTCCGATATGTTCGATTTGTTCTTGTATTTGCGCTATAGCGATTGCATAATCGTTTAGGTGTGCTTCAATGTTTTTTATTCTTGTATCGTAGTCGTTCAATGTTTTGTTTATGTCGGTTACGATTTCGTCAAGATATGCCGTTATGTGGTCAATTTCACACGCAATGTGTTTTATTATTTCCTCTTGACTTTTGGCGTTCCAGTAAAACGCGGGTATGGCGGGCGTGTACGGCCATACCGAGAAAAATGGTAGATATGGAAACATTATTTTTCCTTCCTTGCGAGGCGAATTCGTTGCGCCAAAACGTCGGCGTATTGTAGCATGATGGCGTATTGTTTTATCAACAATTCATAGTGATTATCATTTGTCAGCGTTTTCTTTTTGTTCACTTGTTTTGATAGATAATCACCTAGTTTGTTGATGGATTCGGTAAGTTTGGAATATTCGTTTTCGACGCGGGCTAATGTATTGGCGTTCATGAAAGCATCACCTCACTAGTAATTGTTTATGTTGATAGTCCATAACGGGCTAAAACATGATTCTAGGTGGTCAAGTAACAATACGTCAATATCAACATAATCACCGTTTCGGATACGTTCGATTTTGTCCATGAAATTACCGATAGTGATTGTCTCGTATTGATTATCTGTTGCGTTACTTGCGTAGTCCTGATTTTCGGCCAGTTGAGTCGCCGGGAAATCGCTGAAAACGGTTCGCATTTTGTGCCATGTGTCGTTATCACTGAGTATTATATCAGGGTTTTTATCTGCAAGCGCGTATAGTGGGCGTAATGTCGGCATGATTTCTTGTATGAGCCGCATAAAGTGCCGTCGCCATCTTGACGGTGGCATAACGCCTAGTTCCCGGTCATAGAAACGGTTTTCTATTTTACGGCAACAGCGCGTGTATTGCGTGTCATCATAGGCAACGTCCCGCCATGACCATGCGGCATTATCCCAGTCAACGCCACCCGGCACGTCGAGTAGTTCGCCAAACGTGTACGTCATCACGCCATGAAATTCGTCGCGTGATTCGCACGGCTGGTAGCTGTCTATGTCATTCTGCATTATCATCACCGGCCAATCTTTCAAGGTTGTTCAAATAATCATAATTGCGTGAGATGTTGTCTTCGTTCCACACGACTTGTATCGGTTCCTTGAGGTATTTTTCAAACCGGGTGTTGAGTATATCGCAAGCGGCGCGCCGTTCCTCCAGTTCGCTGAGCGCGCGTAGGTCGGTCGGTTCGCCGTAGTCCTGTATTTCATCGGCGGTCTGCCGTTCCATCTTCAAGGGGAGGTTTTTGATTCCCAGAGCTTGGTAGAACGAGTTCCACGTGTTTTGTATATCGTTCTGCAATTCCATACCGATATAGTCGACATTGGTTTTCAGTACGTTGGCTTTCATGGAATCGGTGAAACCGGGTGTCGCCATGATTGCCATTTCACCGCCTGAGATTTGCTTGATAACGTTGATACCCGCCGTCTGCTGTCCGGCTGGAACCTCCAAAATAAACGGCGTTTTCTGATTAAAACGATTCTGCCGCCGCGTCATGTACAAATCTTCAATCTCGTGCGCGAAAAACTCGATGGTCGGAATGAGCGGCGTACGCGCACGGTTAGCGTAAATAAAAACACCATTTGAATTGTTAACCGGAAAACGCCAACCGTTAATACCGTAGCTGTCCCATTTCTTCGGCTTGTAATACACGTTGAAATTCGATGTTGTCACCGCTTGCGTGCTGAAGAACACCCCCGGCTTGCTATGCGGAAACGCGATTGTCGCGTAACCAAAATACAATAGATTGTATTCCAAAAACCAAGCGTCGCATGTTTTCGGCAGATTCAACCACTTGAACCGTGATAACGCGATATTCAACATTTGCGAATACGCCATCAAATACGCTTGCGAATTGAGCGCCTCGGACTGTTGCCATACCGGCGCGCCACGCTCACCCAGTTCCGCGCGGGTCAACGGCCTTTTATGTGTACGTTTACGTCCCATATTTTCCACCTTATAGATTGTCGTGTACGAAGTCGCCGCCGACTTCCTCGGGCCTGTTCCATATTGTAACACCGGAACTGAAAATATCCCTTATTGTCTGCAATTGCTCGTTTTGCGCCAATGGGCATATCGTCCATATGTCGGCGCTCTGCCAATACGTGTAATGCTTGCACGTTGTCAGCGTCGGTTTGTTGTAGAGTTTGTTGCTTGCTATCCCGTAGCGTAGCATGTAATCTCCCACCGCCGCTATCGCACCGTTATCCTCCGTGACTATTTTCACGGTCATGGTGTCAAGCCCCGTGGCCTGTCTGACATTGTCGCCGCCATACGCGCCGACCGGTTGCGCTGGATGGTTGAGCATGTCGCGCCATGACGCATTCGTGTTGTCGCGCGTGTTCATCATGATTCGTTTGGCGTTGTCAACCGTCAGACCACGTGACGCGCCCGCGTTAGTGTTGGCCGTGCCCGTGCTTGTGGAGGTCATGTCGGTAGCCGCGCTTGTGCTGTACTCGGTAACGCGGTCAGCTTGCGTGTTCGCGCGACTGGTCACGGCGGTGGCCTGTGTTATGGCATGTTGTGTTTGCTCGGTGTTGGCCTGTATTGCGGTTTTCGCTTTATCATTTGCAACATAATTAGACGTCGCGTTGAGTTCCTGACTGTTAGTGATTGCAATACCGGTGTTGTAACCCTGAAGCGCCGCACCGCCGATTGCCATTGCACCGGCCACCACCGGTGAGGCCGCGCCTCCGGTGCCGATTACCAGCGCGGCCCCCGCTATTGAGCCTATCGCGCTTGCCACGTTTGTTATTGCCTGAGTTTGGGTACCTTCCACAAAAGCTTTATTCTGTAGTGTATTATCATCACTTACATCACGGTTGATTTTGACCGTGCTAGTGTTCAAGTCAGCGGTTTGGCGTGTGTTCGAGTATGTGAGATTATCCGTCCGCACACTATTGGATTCGTCTTTTATTGCTATGTCGCGTTGATTCGCGCGTGCGGTGTTCGACACCGTCGCCGCACTGCTACGATACGTGTTTGCTTGACTGACATTAGCCGAGCGCGCGCCGTTTTCATACGTCAGCATGGCGTTTTGTCGTGCCTGACTTACGGCGACATTGTAAGTGTCGGCGCGTTGCGCGTCGATTGCGCGGCGTTGCAACGCATACGTCGGAATGTCATGGGATATCAGCGTTTTGAGCACGTCCGCGTTCGGCACGTCGGCGGTAATGCTAGCACCGTTGATGGCGTTGATGGTTATGGACGTGCCGCCGTCACCCCCGACACCGTCAAGCCATGCGAGTTGTCGTAATATCGGGTAGCTTAACGATGTGACGGTTTGCGCCGAGAGATGGCCGCAATCAGCTATTTCCAACCGAGTTTTATTGCCGATATTGTCGGATATTTCCAAGTGCGCGTAGGGCGCAAGGTACAGTCGTGTTATTTTGGCGTACTCAGGCGAATAACCGAAGTCATTTATTGTTAAATTAATGTCCGCTAGTTTTGTGCGCGCGCCGCTGACCGTATGCCATTCCACATCATTAACCGTAGTGACGGACCCTAATTGCATCATGCTTGCCGTGGAAACGAAAACAGATACGATTTGTGACATGATATGCGGATAATACGCAAACATCGTATCAAAATAATCACCCGATACTTTGGATGATTCCAGCGCGTACATGTACACGTTGCTTGCGGTGAGGTTATCAATGGAATTATATGACGTACCCGCACCGGTTACGTTTGACGTGTTTATGTTCCCGGCACCCCATACAAAACTATTAACCGTTTCGTCAGTATTGGTATATGACGGGTTGGTATCCGTAACGTCTGCACCGCGCACATTGCTCATTGATTGCAATTGTTGCGGCGAAAAAGTTGCGGCCAAACATATGTATCTTGTCCCGTTTTGCAAGTTAATCGGCGTGCTTTTTCTGATGTTCGTGGCCGCGTTGCCATAATCAACGTCGGGCAACGTAAAATCACGACAGTTGGCCCGTGGGTTTTCCAACAGTTTTTGCGGTGTCGTTTCCGTCAACGGCGCGTGCCCGCGTGACAACAGCAAACCGTTAATTGTGGTGCTGTTGATATAGTCCGTCCATACATCACGTACAAGCGTGCATGTTGTCGTGTTCGGTGCCTCCGCGCGTACCGAGGTGACGAAAAAATGATAGCGTGTCTGCACGTCGGTTTTCTGATACGGCGTATTGACAATATCATGCGAAAAATCAACGACAATGTAATTATACTGTTGCGCCGTCATATACGGTACGGGCAATTTTATACCGTCCGTATCGGCGCGTGCGATATACATGTTAGTTGTAAGCTTGACAGTGCCCCCGGCCAGTTTGTCAAACCATGCGTCCCTTGCGGTATCGTCCGGGAATTTCACGACATCGTGGTAATCGTCGTACCAATTAACGCGGCACAACTTTATTACCGTGTTTGGCGTCCAAACATTGTAGTCGAAAACGTTGCGGTACTGTTCGTACACGCGCGTGTCCGTATCGGGAAACGCTGTCGCGTTTTGCAGATGTGGAAAATTCATATCGCGCCCTTTCCTATATACGAAAAATGAGTGGTGTTTCATGTGAAACACCACTCATTTTATACCATAGTCGATTTCAGACTATGCGACGGTGAACGTGCATGTTGCGGAATGTTCCGTAGTCTCGCCGTTCGGGTCGATATACGTGGCGGTACCCGTCACGGTAATGACATCACCGGCCACAAGGCCATCGCGCTGCACGTGCAAGCGTGCTTGGTCATCCACGAACGTATTGACGTTGAGGTCGAACGCCGCACCGTGCGCGTCATCACCGCTTGCGGCATGTTTCGCTGCAACCTCGTACGTCGCCGCGTCCGGTGCCACCTGAATGGCGGTGCCGGTTGGCGTGACGGTGGCGGTGAGCTTCGGTGCGAGCTGCAACAGGCCGCCCGCCTTGACGGTGCCCGTTGTCGGGGTCAGCGTGAAACCGGTCACGGTCTGAGTCACAACCTTGATGGATGTACCCGCATCGGTGGTGAACAATGCGCACGGGGTGAAGGGTGACACGCCATAGATACCCCAGTGATTCAGATACATTGTGTTGGTGAGTGTCTGCGGGTTGTAGAACTGCGTAGTGCCATAAAGGGTATCGCGCACCTGATACCAGTCAGTGGACACAAGCAATGCCACCGCGCCCGGAATGCCGAGAGTCGGCACCTGAATGATACGATACGGTACGTCTGCCTTGTCCAGCTGGAACACCGCCGACAAACCGTCAACGTCAAGAGACGCGAGATATTCCGGCTCAATCAGCAGCACCATTTGTTGAGGATTAGCATACGCCGGAATATCGTTTACATTGAGGGCGTTGTACTGTGTGCTCGGGAAACGCATACGCCCGGCGGTCGCACGCAACGACTTGAGCAGCGTTTTGGCCGACGCTTCGTCGGTCGGTGTCGCATCGAGATGAACCTTATAAAAACCAAGATTCTGCTCGTAGTGACTAATCAATGACAACATGATGTTCATTTCGTCGTATTCGTCACTGTTGCGCGGCGTTTCCATAATCTGCGCAATGAATCGATTCAGACCGTAATCATCCACGAAAGCCTGCCGCAGTTCATCGTCAGTCCAAGAAATAGGATACTGGTCTTTACGATTCATCTCATAGAACCACACGGCGGCTTCGGGACGGTGCATCTTCAACAACGTTTCCGCATCGTCCTTGTAACCGTGCGCCTTAATCCACTTGACGGCAATTTCCTGCACGGTCGAACCCCAATATAAATTCTCTTTTTTGAATATCGAGAGCATATTTTTAAACGGCTCGTTTTGCGCCATCACGGTAAGGCCAATACGGTTAACCATGCTCCAAACACAGTCATTAAGATACTGGCGGTTCATCGGGTCGAACAAATATCGCGCGGTATTGGCTACACCCGTTTGCGTCGCGCTCGGTACACGCTGTTGATAATCGTCAGTACCCTTAAGGCGTACCTTATCCAAAATAGTCGCGTTGTCTACAGCCATAATATTTTTCTCCTATCCGTTACAGCGTGTAATCGAGGTTTTCCAAGTCTTCCGCCGCCGCCTGTGCGATTGCTTCCGCCGCGTCATCGTCGGTTTCCTTGACGGTTGCACCGTTTTCGACCATCTGCGCCACGGAATCGGCGAAATTGTCGTAGATTCCGTCGATTCGTTCGTTCATTGCGTCAATCTTATCAAGCAACCGTGAAAGCATGTCGCGCAAGTCATCGAATTCGCCTTCACGGTGCGCTTCGTCGGGGGTGAGGTCATCACGTTCGGCGGTGTCCCTCTCCTCGGTAGTTTCGTCATCCATTTGTTTTTCCTTTCATATATGAAAAAGTCGTATCGGCGTGATACGGCCGATACGACTTAAGAATAGCATACTTGCGACATGACTCACAGCGACAACCGGCGCGCATATCCCTTACGGCCATATCATTGGCGGAGTCAACCGTGGAAGTCAATGACAATGTTTTAGCGGTCTCACTGCGGTATCTCTTTGTATGCCATATGTTACTTTACGCCAAAATTCTTTAGCATTTCACTTACGGCGTGTTGCGTTTCCACCGTATCATAGCGCAGATACCCCAGCGCATAATATGATGTAAGATTCCGTATCAAATCTTTAGCCATGTTCGCGGTAAGATAGTTAAGTTTGTTGTCCGCTCGGGTGATTGCGAAATACGGTACATGCGCGCCGCTATCATATTTCGAGGATACGAAAACATAGCCGCAACGCAAATCAACATACGCGCCGTATTCGTTTTGTAACCATCGGAAAACATACGTAAGTTTTGCGTGTCCGTGTGGTTTTTCGATAAAATCAGTGTTATGCCGCGCGAATTTGTTTTTAGAGGTGACGTCATCGTTGTTTTTCAGCATACGGCCCGCTACCGTGTTCCTTGTTTTTTGTTCGGCGTATTCATCGTCCCGCACATAGTCGAATAGGCATGTTTTCCCGCCTAGCCATTGTAAGCCGTGTTCAGGTTCCAGCGGTACGTCATAATGCCGAAAATAAGGATTGAAAGCGTCGCAAGCGTTGCCCAACAGAAATACTCTCGGTTTGCGTAATCCCGTATCATCTGCGCGTTCTCGTGTGACGGTGTCCACAAGTTTCGCCAATTGTTCAAATTCGTTTTTCAGATACGTGTGATATCTGTCATCGTTATCTATGATAATTTCATCCATGCAAATGTTCCGCACATTAACATAAGTGCTCTTTTTCTTTTGCTGTTGCAACGACAAAGGTATAAAATACCCGATTGTTTTCCACGGGTTTTCTTTTTTACCGGTTTTCTTTTTGCGAATTTCGGCTATTTTATTGGTTGTCCGAAATTCATAATCAGGGAAAATATTATCTTGTACGATACGACTGAAATAATTCGCCGCGACATCGTTGTTTTCCTCACGAAACCGTGTCACTTCCACGAAACAATAGCCGTTTTTCAAATAGTCCTCTATCATGTATTTTCGCACACCGTATGTCTTGCCTAAACCACGCGCGCCGATAATCATGTTCACATCTGCGTTACGCGGCAATATCAACGTCTTAAGCCGGTCATAGTAATATTTCGCCATCAATGCTCACAATCATAGGTCTGCCGTCCCGTACAATAAGTTCGCGCGGCAATGTCTCAACATCCCTATTATATACATCCCGCATGTATGCAAGATTCTCGCCGTTGGCCTGTTTGTCCGATTCCCCCAGCCATCTGCCGGACGGATACAACGCTATCGCCTCGGGCGCGTCAACATGATATGTCGCACCCCGATAATCGGTGACGGTGCCGACGTACCTATCCCACACATGCGGCCGGTTACGTTGCAACGTATGGCAAATCTCATAATCAACCAACACATCATAACCAAGCGCCAAACGTACCGTTTCCGCGAAACCGTGACCCATGCGCATAATATCCGCAATACAGTCCTCAATAGTGTACACGCCGTCTGGCCGTGGCAAGCCCGCACACGTGACATGCACATGTCCGCTCATGTCCAGACTCACGCGGGCCTTGTTCCATAGTTCCACGTGCTCGGCGTAACGAGTGGCGCCGCCACAGTCCTCAATTTCGAATTTGCCGATATGGTCAAGCGTTGACGCCATGTCGGGCGCGGTGTTTCGGACGCGCCGCATGGTAAGATTGATTGCGTTTTCTATCGCTGTGTGCAATGGTTCGAGCGCGTCCAACAGTTCCGCGTCGGTCACGTCATTGGCGCAACTGATTTTAAGACTGTCTGTATCGCCGCCCGTAACGGTGACGCGATTTCCGAAACGCCGATATATCAGCATCATGGCTATCACTAGATGCATACGTGACCCGGCTACAATTCGCATACCATACGTGTACAGCACGCGCGGTGTCTTCGGACGCTTTTTCACGAAATTCTCGGGAGTGCAGACCGTGGCCCTATCTACTTCCAGTTCACCGGTTTCCGTCACACGGTAATCGGCCTTCATGACGTCTTGCGCCTGAGTGCCATAGATACCATTGAATTGTCCCTTAACGGTGCTACCGTAATAAGATTGCAAAAATTTCACGCTCAACGTACCCGCCCTAGCGTCACGTGCGATTCCTTCGGGTATCGACTCGGGTATATCACCCGCATACGGTGTCCCCGCATGATAATGTTTAATCAGATTTTTAACATCGGTTTTCCGCGCAAAAAGCATATTGGATTGCAATGTCACGTAATCGGGCGGTATAATCGTCTTAGCGGTGGCCTCACCATACAACACATGCATTTCGTCAAACTCATACACCTGTGTCACGTTCCACAACTCAACCTCGTTAACGTGCAAGATGCACTCGTCCGCCCGAACCAATTTGCCAAAAGCAAACGTCGGATTAACGGCACTATCAACGTAGCCGTGCGCCCTAATACTGTTTTCCTGTGTTTTCGCGCGTTCATTATTGCTGTAATCGGTGTCCGCTTGCAACGTCCGCACAAACTTAGAACGTGGGCAGATTGCAATGCCCCAATCGGCAAAACACGTGTTTGCCCGCAATCTAAGATTTGTAAAACCTATCGCAACATGCAACCCCACACGAAACGGGTCACTATAATTACGCAATACATCTTCAAGCGGTGTGCCAACGATACGCTCGCACGCGATTTGCAAAATTTCCGGCGGGGCAACCGCGAATTTAACCGGCAAGCGCCGCCCGTTGATAAACGCATGGTGCATTGACGTAACGTCAAGAGACGCCACGTTATCCACGGCAACGCTTGCGGTTTTAGCGCTCGTAAAAGTCAAACCGCCGCGAAAACATGCCTTACGCAACGCATAGGACTCATAGTTTTTCGGAAACTCTTGATTGCACGTCGTTTCATAAGCGCGTTGCAACGTGATTTTCTTGCCGCCTTGCAACGTGACGCGCCGTCCGCCAATCTCACGGCGCGCCATCTGCCGCACCAATGATGTTTTGGTCAATACGCGGCACCCCAGCATGGCAGGCGTGAGCCAATGGTTAGCACGTAATAGCCATTGCAGATACTGCGGTATCACCTGTACATCACGCCGCGCGTAAAACAGTTCCTTCTCGGTCAACGGCGTTTCTGGTGTACGTACCAGCGAGTAATCCCAATCGCCCGCCGCCTTAGGCAGACCACACGTCTCACCCATAGCGCGTAGGCCGCCCATTTCGAGGTAAAACGTATCCCAAAAACGGCACACCACATTACCATCCATGCACAAATCAAGCGTGTACACGCTGGTTGCGGTCTGCGCGTTGACCTCAATCGTATACGACTGCGCCAATTCCAGCATGAGAGTCTGCATGTCGAACATGAGATTATACGCTGCGATTATCGGCACATAACCATGCGCGCGCCCATACGTAATCAAATCATCAATGTACGTCAACGCTTCGGACGTATGACGGTAAAAACGTACATCGTCCGTATCGGGTGTATACGATTCCAGCGGGATATCCCGCATATCGTTAAAAATATATAATATCGGATACGCGCGTGTTTCGGCACCCTCACCAATGTTCGTGGTTTCGGTGTCGAATATCGCCGCAATCCTGTATTCTTTGCGTGTTTTCATCGTACCACGTCGGGGGAAACCGCCACGAGCCATATCGGGCTACCGCCGTCGGTATCCGTATAATCTTCCAGTTCGTCCGTGTGCGCTTTCATGCTTTTGGCGTATTGTAACACTTTTTCGTTTCGCTTCATAATGGTATCAAAAAGCTCACTCAGCGAGTCCGCGTCATATGCCTTCATGATGGCCTCCAAACGTTTATCAGGCGGAATATTAGGTTTCTGCCATATGTTTTGTGTGTATCGCCAAAAAATCTTGACTTTTTCCCGACCGAGCTCACCCAACACGCTCGGCTGCCCCTTGGACGCCAATCGCATCTCTGTACGGAAAATGTTAAACGAACGTCTACGCTCAATCGCGCGGCCCTTGCCGCCGCGCACCTCGCTTACCTGTCGCACAAGCGTATCAGCGGTTTCGTTGGCGCGCTGATACAATTCCTCACGTATGGCGCGATTACTCACGCGCCCGACATATGTTTTTTTCAACTGCGATTCAAGCCGTTGAATATAATTCCGTCGCGCGTTTATCTCGCTCTCGGGCATGGCGTCCGTGATGCTTTTTTTCAGACTGTTTATCGTACGGCGCACGCGCTTGCGTTTCGCGGTTAAAACGTCCGCCTGTTTATGCGCTCTAGGCATGATTACACCAACCTCATAAAAAAAAGCGCCATATTGTTTTATGGCGCTTTTTTCTCATTTCAAACTACTTGATTTCAAACTACTTGATTTCAAGCGATTTCGTAAAACGACCCCTACCAAGTGATTTCTCCGTCACTACTACGGGGATACCGTCCGGCGCGTTGAAATCGGGGAACATATCATAAATATCCAACACGCTACGATAAATGCCCTGCGACTGGCTGAAATACGTATTGCCGTCATTTGCAAAAAGATAGACGCTTACGCACTTCTGTCCCGTCTGAGAACGCACGCCCGGCGCGGTGTACACGCCAATGACCGTTATCGGCGTGTCACCGATAGCGTTCAACGACAATGCACCGTTACGCGCGTTGACAATGGCACGTTTGCCCTCAAAAGTACTGTTGTCCATCGTACAAATGTAACGATAATTGTTAACAGAGGTTTGTGCGGTTTCATTAGCGGTGTCGTTCATCTGTTCATTGGTCTCGGTCATGATGTTTTTTTCCTTTCAAAATCAGAACTCGGTTTCGTTATCGTTGTCGTTGTCGTTGTCGTTGTCGTTATCGTTATCGTTATCGGTATCGGTATCGGTTACGACGGTTTCGGCGTGTGCGATAAACGTGTCAACGTCCATAGCATACGTTGTCTTGTGTACGGTGATATCATCAATCAGGACGTTGACAATACCCGCGTCCATAAGCGCCTTAACTGCTTTTTCAACGGTACGAATGTTTCCGATAGCGTGGAACGTTTTCAACTCGCCGTTACGGGCATAATAGCTGATATCGCTATCAGCGATTACCTTACGAATCTTGCGCATATTATTATCCTCTGTATCTGTTTTCTGTTAACATTTTTGCTAACACATATATTTATAGCATAAAAATCGGCGTGTGCAAAAAAGCGACACGCCGAATATTAATAATGATTATCAGTAACGCAAAATCTGACCCGGATAAATCAAACTCGGGTTAGACAAACCATTAACCGACGCGACACGAGACCAATCAACGCCGAAAACAGACCACAAACTATCACCCGGTTGCACCATATACGTGCGCACCGTATTCATAGTCGACTGCGCAACAGTACCACCGCCATAACAAACGGTTTCGCCGGGATAAATCACACTGGGATTACCAGACTCATACCCATGCCACGACTGCCACGGCAACAAACCAGTACGCGCGGCAATACCAGACAACGTGTCACCCGGACCGACCGTCACACACGTAGACGCACAACCCGTATCCGGCACCGGAGCCGGAGCCGGATACGGAGCCGAAACACCGTTATCGCGCTCACCACGCGCATACGCGTCCCACTGCCAGCGCTCACCCCTAAAATAATTCAAATCCAAAGGGCCATAACCAGACACGTAACCATTAGATGTATACTGTCGCATGGCCTCACCATACGCGCCATAAAGCCACGGCACCGCCTGATAACCAGTCGGCGCGTTCGACGCATATTGTGCGACCCAAACACCGCAATGCTCACGCACATACGGCGTGAGCTGACCCAACGAATACGCCCCCGTATAAACTACAGGCCACACCTTCGTGCGGTCATACACGCGCCGCACCCAAGTCTCGACCCACGCGCCGTTACCAAACTGCGGGTTGTCATCAGCCTCCCAATCCAGCGCAAGCATGGCACGTCCGACATATCCGGCGACATTATCCACGAAAAAATCAGCTTCAGCCACCGCGTCATTGCCCATAGCATAATGATACACGCCGATACTTTTACCGCTATCCACTGCACGCCCGAGCTGATAATTAGCGGCCTGATTAACGCCATTGACCAAACAGACATTATTAAAACCGCCAACACCCCAAGTCGCACCGGCCACAACAAAATCAGCGTCCAGCGCATACGTATCGATATCACACTGCCAATTGCTCACGTCAAAACCACGCATATCCGCGTATGCAGACGGCACAAAAACCAACGACAACACGCATACACACGCCAATATACTACGCCATATTCGCTTCATCAACATCCCCCTTACCATCCTTAAGCAAGGCAATAAGCTCTTCGGTCAAAACATTGTTCTTCGTCATCAAATTATTAAAATCACGAAACGTCGTGGCAATAAACCACGCCATCCCACAACATGCGACAATTGGAAAACCAACACTCCCCACAAGGGCGGCGATAGAACTCATATCCATATGCATATACCTCATACAAAAAAGGCCACAACATGCCAAACAGCACGTCATGACCTAATATATCACACTAACAATAACGATAACGATTCTCAACAACCGTGGCCTATCCGGGAATTGAACCCGGCCCGCACATCTTATAAGAATGCCGCTCTAACCACTGAGCTAATAGGCCAAACAACACCATACTACACACCCGTATCATTCCACAAATTCAACCGCATTAAAGCAACATCATCAGCATAATGCGCCATCACAAAATCAAACAAACCAACACAATCAGCATCACGCCCAGTCTCATAATGCCCCACACGCATACGACTAACACGACGTACACCCTTAACCATGCTACCACCTATATAAAAACGCTTACAACCATTACAACTATGATAATCCATCACACCCGCCTCCTCCTACTATAACCAAGAAACATCACACCACATCTCCCCACAGTCAAACAATTAAGAGGGTATAAATATATCGTACCGTTAACATCAACAAAACATTTCACAAAATCACTTGCACGCGCACCCTCATCAAGCAAACGACGAACACAATAATAATTCATAAAACTATAACCCTTAGTCATTTTAATTACTCCTTTTTGTGTTGTTTTTTGTTGATACCTCAAATATAACACATAC